GACGTGGCTATCTATGGCGGCGCTGCGGGTGGCGGCAAGACGTGGGGGCTTCTTCTGGAGCCCCTTCGCCACATTGGGAATAAGGACTTCGGCGCGGTGATCTTCCGGCGCACGTATCCACAGATAACGCAAGAGGGCGCGATGTGGTCGGAGAGTGCGAAGCTGTATCCGCTTCTGGGCGCAAAGCCAAAGGCTACGACGCTCGAATGGCACTTTCCGTCGGGCTCACGCATCAGGTTCGCCCACATGCAATATGACCAAACGCGGTTTGACTGGCAGGGCGCACAGATACCGCTGATTGAGTTCGACGAGCTAACTCACTTCACGAAAACCCAGTTCTTTTACATGTTCTCACGCAACCGTTCACTGTGCGGCGTAAAGCCGTACATACGGGCGGGCACTAACCCCGACGCCGATAGTTGGGTGGCTGATCTGATATCGTGGTGGATTGACGAAGAGACGGGCCAGCCTATCAAAGAGCGGGCAGGGATATTGCGCTGGTTCGTGCGGGCAGGCGACATATTGCGGTGGTTTGACGCAAAGGCCGAGGCGGAGACAGCGCACCCAGACATACCGCCGAAGTCATTGACGTTCATCCCCGCGAAGCTAGAGGATAACCCGGCGTTGACAGAGGCGGACCCAAGCTACTTGGCCAGCCTCATGGCGCTCCCCCTCGTAGACAGGGAGCGATTGCTAGGCGGCAACTGGAAGATACGGCCGGCAGCGGGGAAGGTGTTCAACCGTGCATGGTTCGAGATCGTGGACGCGGTGCCGGCGGGTGGGAAAGAGTGTCGGTTCTGGGACTTCGCAGCGACGGAGAGAGAGCTAAAGGGCGATGATCCAGACTATACCGCGGGCGTATTGATGCGTCAGGTTGGCGCTGAATTCTACATCATGGATTGCCTCGCGATGCAAGAGGGGCCGGGCAAGCTAGACGATATCGTCAAGAACATTACGCTGCAGGATGCGCAGAGGGCACAACGGGACAAAATACCGTATGCAGTGCGCTGGGAGATAGAACCGGGCGCGTCGGGCAAAAAGGAGGATTGGCGGCTACGGACCATGCTGAACAAGTACGACGCGCGGGGCATAAGGCCACAGGGCGACAAGCTCACGCGGGCCAAGCCGTTGGCGGCGCAGTCAGAGGCGCGGAACGTGAAGCTGCTACGCGGGGCCTGGAATGACGAATGGCTCCGGCACATGCACAACGTACCAGATGGGCCGCACGACGACATCATGGACGGTAGCAGCGGGGCATACGATGACCTGGTGAACGGCAGTCGGGAAGTAGACTACATGCCGAGCATATACAACTAGGCGGCAACTATGAGCATGGAATTGAGCGCATCGCTTTTTGAGCAGCGCATGGCAAAAGAATACGGCGACAGACTGGCGCGGTATAAAGAGGCGTGGGAATACTACAACGGCAACCACGACAAGTCGCTGGCAGTCAAGACGGGCCAAGCGGATGACAACGTAACAATCAACCTAGCGAGACTGATTGTAGACAAAGGCGCGGCGTTCCTCTTTGGCAAAGAACCGACGTTCGAGCTACAGGAGGGGGAGGCAACCGCGGCCGAGGAGGCGCTAGGGCTATTCTGGCAGGCTAACCGCAAGATGACGTTGCTCAACAGCGTGGCGCTCATGGGCGGGATATACGGCGACGTGTTCATCAAGATCATACCTCAGGAGAGTGATCCGCCGCGGTTGGTCAACCTCATGCCACAGGACGTGCGGGCTTTCACGGAGCCCGACGACATTGAGGCCGTATACCGGTATGTGATCCAGTTCACCTCGCTGGGCAAAGACGGCAAGGCGCTCACTAAGCGTCAGAAGATCGAGCGCGAAGACAACGGCACATGGATGATTCTCAACAAGGTGTCGCTGGGCGCGGGGAAGTGGGAGGCGGACCCTGACAACCCGGACGTGAGTTGGGGCTATCAGTGGGCGCCTATCTTCCACGCGCAGAACCTACTTTCACCGGGAAGCTACTACGGATTCAGCGACTTGGAGGACGTGAGCGAACAGGACGCCATCAACTACATAGCCTCCAAAGTACAGCGCATCCTAAGATTCCATGCACATCCGAAGACGATTGGCAAGGACTTCAAGCCAGGAGACCTTGAGACCAACGAGGACGATGTGCTGATTCTACCATCTGCCACCTCTGACCTCTTCAATCTCGAAATGCAGTCCGACCTTTCCGCGGCACTGACGTTCATGGACCGGCTGACCAACTGGTATCTGGCCACGTCACGCATTCCGCGAATCGATCCGGCGGTTATCAACGTCGGGTCGCTGTCGGGCTTCGCGTTGCGCGTGCTGTATGGCGATCTCTTGGAGAAGACCAACGTCAAACAGAAGACCTACGGCGACATGTTGATTGACCTGAACCGCCGCGTGCTAGAGTTGGGCGGGCAGGGCGAAGAGAACATGACGAGGATTCATTGGCCAGACCCGTTGCCAGAGGACGAACGGGCGACCGTAGAGGGCTACAAGTTCGACCTCGATTATCAGGTAGCCAGTGTGAAAACGATACGCAGTCGTCGTGGCTACGATCAAAACGTAGAAGAGGAGCGGATACAGAATCAGGAAGTAGCGCAGGGCAACATCGGAGCGCAGTTGGTGCGCAACTTCAACGCGGGGCAACAGACGGGGATTGAGACGCAGTAGTGCCGATACAAGACCTTATCGCGACGTTCCAAACCCAGACGCTAGCGCTTGAGGCCGAAGCCACGGAGCGGCTGATAGAATCGTATCGGCTGATACACCAGCGGTTGGCGGCAGAGCAAGCGGAACTGTTGGCGCGGTTCGCAGGCAAAGAGATGACCAAGGCGGCCATCGTCAAAGATGCTGGATACAAGCGGCTACTACGAAACGTGCAAGCAGAGATGGACAGATACGGGGCGGTGATAGGCGATACGGTGGACATTGGACGACAGCAGGCCGCACAGTTGGCGCTAGATCAGGCGGAGGCGTTGACTAGAGCGGCCCTAGAGGGCCTCCCGGCACAAGCGCAGGCGTCCATCATGGCTACATTCAACAGAATGCCGCGAGAAGCCGTAGAGGCACTTACAGCGGCCTTGCACGGGGACTCGCCGTTGGTGCGGCTGGTGCTGAATGACTTTGGCGAAAAGGCAAGTAAAGAGATTGGGCAGGCGCTCCTAACGAACGTGGCAGCGGGTAGACACCCGACGGCCATAGCGCGAGAGATGGTGAGAGCGTGGGGCGTGCCGCTCACCAGGGCCAACGCAATCAGCCGCACGGAGCACTTGCGGGCGCATCGGAGCGCGACGATAGCGAGCTACCGCCAGAACGCGCACATTGTAAAAACGTGGACTTGGCACGCGCAGTTGGACACGCTGACATGTATGTCATGTGTAGCAAAACACGGCACTGAGTGGCCGCTATCGGAGACGCTGGACGACCACGTAAGTGGGCGGTGCGGAATGATACCCAACACGCCGACGTGGGAAGAGTTGGGATTCGAGGGAATGCCTGACACGGCGGTACATGTGGAGCCTGGCGAGAGCTGGTTCAACGAGCTATCAGAGGCAGAGCAGCGCAAGATGATGGGGCCGAAGATACACGACGGGTGGCGCGAGGGCAAGGTGCCGTTTGCGGACTTGAGCAAGGAAGTCAACCATCCTGATTGGGGTAGGAGTTACGTGCAAGCTAGCGGAGAAGACTTAGGACTGTAGGAGGTCAATCGTGGTGCATTCACCGGTTCCATTAGCAGCACTGCCGGAAGGCGCGAATAACATCGGCAAGGTAGACTTAGAGGTTGCGGGGCAAGCGTTACAGCTCGACGACACCGACAAGCTGGCGGTGAGTTTATATGGGAAGGACGCCGCGGCTGGGGATACTGCACTAATCGCTTCATCCGCCGGCGTCACCTACGTCACGCAAGCGCGAGGCAGTTCAGGAGCAGAGTTTGATTTTGACACGACTGGCGTAGATGGAAAGACAAATACCATAATGGCATATTGGCAACGTTGCATGAGTTCCCGCTACAACGGCACGACCTGGGACCGTCAACGCAACAACGAAGAGGTGACCTTGCTGGCGAGTGCGGCGCGGACGGCATTGATATCTAGTGCTGACCAGACGAACTACAACGCGCGTGGCTTGGTGCTATACGTAGACGTCACTGTTGACGCCGCCTCGGGCGCTATTACGCCAAGAATTCAGGGAAAAGACCCTGTGGCTGGGGATTACATGAATCTTTGGATCGCTGGGGCAGCGATCGCGGCGACAGGGAACTTTATCTACATCCTATATCCGGGGAATACCGATAGCGGCCAATTGAGTGACAAGGATACGATTGTAATTCCGCGGACATGGCGATTCTCTATGCATGTCGCAGATACGGATAGCATGACATATAGCGTCGGTTGCAGTTACGTCCTCTAGGAGAATCAACAATGGCTTGGACATTCACAAGCGCTGTGAGGCATGGCAACGTAGGTGTGACGGTCAACGCTGCGAACGGTGATGACGCGCAATCTTGGTGCTACAGCTACCCGATGTATTTGGGGCAGACGGCAAAGCAGTTCAAGGCGGCGGTGCGCAAAGAGATTCGGGCGCACCTGGACCACTTGAATATGTTGGTTACTGACACAAATGTAGACGCTGACTACAGCGACCTGTAGTGAGTAACGCGGGAAACCGCTGACTCAAATACATACGTGACTGGCACGGATCAACCAGGGGAGGTGTAGTGTGGCTGATGAAGTTGAAAGCACGGAAGGCGCGGAAGGCGAGGTTACTGGCACCGACCAGGACAAAACCGAGGACCGAGCTGACGCGACGTTCACTCAGGCAGACCTGGACCGAGTGGTCAAAGAACGAGTTCAACGCGAGCGGGGCAAGTTCAGCGACTACAAGGACTTGAAAGCGGCGTCGGTGAGGCTCCAAGAGATCGAAGACTCTCAGAAGAGCGAGACCGAAAAGCTGACGACACAGTTAGCGGAGTCGCAAGAGCAGAACGCGAGACTGCTCGAAGCGCAAACGCAGACAGTGATCCGTCACGCCGTGGAAGCCGAAGCGCGACGGGTGGGGTTCGTGCATCCAGAAGCCGCCTACAGTCTGGCAGACATGGCGGAAATCCAGTTGTCAGACGAAGGCAAGGTGATGGGTGTGGCGGATGCTATCAAGACGCTGAGTGAGACATATCCCGAACTGCTAGCGACCGAGCAACCAAAGATGGCCGCGACGAATCCGGGGCGCACTGCAGAGCAAGGCGAAACGGACCAGGAGCGGCGAGCGAGGCTATTTGGGTATGGTGGAGCATCACCGTTCGGCAGAGGATCGGGGGGTGGTGTTATCATGCCCAAAGAGCTATAAAACGGGCAAGAGGCTAGGACTATGGCTATAGGAAGTTCAAGGGTCCCAGATCTTGCGTCTCTGTTTGCAAACATCTATGAGGACGCCGTTTTTGCTGTGCGGGAGCAAAGCATGGCGACGCGGCTGGTGCGTGTATTCACAAATGGTCGGGGCGATCAAACGCGCGACAACCCTGAGTACGCAAGCATCACGGCCTCTAGTGTGGCAGAGACGGAAGACTTTTCCAACCCGACTCGATTCAGCAAGGCCAGTTTGGCAACCCTGACGCCTGGCGAGATCATGGCGCAGGTGTTGCTGACTGACAGGCGTATCGATACGGACCCCGACAACGCGAGGGCAGACGCTAGCACTGAGCTTGGCGCTGCTCTAGCGACGAAGATTGACACTGACATTCTGGGCAACGCATCGAGCTTGACCGGCGGTACCATCGGCGGACTCGGTAGTGCTGCAACCTGGGGTCAGTTCTACGCTTCCCTGTCCATCCTACGTGGATCGAATGTGCCACCGCCTTACGTCGCGGTGTATCATCCGTATGCGTACCATGCGATGGGCACGGCTGTCGCGGCAGATGCAGGAGTGTCACAGACCAACTCACCTTGGCTTCAGGATGCAGTGATGCAGAATTTCTGGATGGGGCGAGTGGCGCAGGTGGACATTTTCATTTCTTCTAACGCGCAGACGTCTGGCGGCACGGCGGCCTACAACATGATGTTCAGCAGAGACGCGGTCGCATTCGACTTGCGCCGGGATATCCGACAGGAGCCCCAGCGTGATGCCAGCGCGAGAGCGTGGGAGTTGAACGTCACCAGCTTGTACGCGCACGGTGTCTGGAGGCCAGCGTTTGGCGTCCAGATTCTCACCGCCGCGAACACGCCGACAGGATAGGAGAGAAGACATGCTGAGTTATCTGAATCCACAGACTGTCAGTTTCTCCCTTTCTGATCCTGGAGCGGACGTGAGTCTGCCCGTCTGGCAAGTACCAGCACAAGTGACCAAGATCGAGATTCTGGAAGCCTCTGTGCTGACTGCGGACGGACTGGCTGCGGGCACCGTCAACGGAATGAGCGTGCAGCTCCTCGACGGCGGGGCCGCGGGAGCAGGGACAGGCGCCATTACCGATATCATCGGAGCGGTTGCGGCTGGGACTCACCCAGCGTGGACCGCTGTCACGCCACAAGCGTTTTCCATATCCGAGGGTACGCTGGACGCCGGGGACTGGGTTGTCGTGAAATACGACGAGACCGGGACTATGGCGGAGAGCAACATCGTGATCTGGTTCACGTACGTGAGCGGGATTGGCGCGTAATGGGAATCACGAGGCTGGCTAGCCGCAAGGTGAAAAGAGGTGAATCCCCCACCTCTGCCAGCCTCGCAATGGGGGATATCACAAGGGGAATGGGGGCATGAGGATACTTTGGGCCAGTAATGCGCCGTGGACACGTACGGGCTACGGCCACCAAACGCGGTTATTCGTCCCGCGGCTAGAGGCGCTGGGCCACGAGGTGGCAATCTTCGCCAATTACGGGCTTGCGGGCTCGATCCTGAATCTGAGCGATACCATCAAGGTATACCCAGCGGGCCTTCATGCGCACGGCAACGATATCATAGCCAGCCACGCAGCGCACTATAAGGCGGATATCGTTATCACGCTGTATGACTCCTGGTGCTTCACGCCAGACGTGACAGCGCGTTTCCGTTGGGTGCCGTGGATGCCGGTAGGACTTGAACCGCTGCCAGAGCACGTCAAGCAATCAATCCAAACCGCGTGGCAACCTATCGCATACAGCAAGTTCGGGGAGCGGATGCTGACAGAAGCGGAGTTTGAGCCGCGTTACGTGCCGCACGGGATTGACACTGAGGCGTTCAAGCCGGGCAATAAGACGCAGGCACGGAAGCGATTCAACTTGGATGATGACACGTTCCTGGCGGTGATGGTTGCTGCGAATAAGGGCTTCCCGGCGCGTAAGTGCTTTCCAGAGGTACTGTGGGCGTGGCGTGAATTCGTGAAGAAGCGACCAAACAGCTTCCTCTACATGCACGCGCACAGCGGGCCAGAGCTCCAGGGCGTGGACATTCCGCTATTGCTACACAAGCTCGACATGCCTGACAAGGTGGTTGGGTTTTGTGATACCTATCAGAACAGCGGGCCCGGCTATCCCGACGTGTACATGGCGGACATATACAACGCGGCCGACGTGATGCTCAATCCCAGCATGGGCGAGGGCTTCGGACTGCCCATCTTGGAAGCGCAGGCGTGCGGGTGTCCAGTGATTGTCACGGACGCCTCCTCAATGTCGGAGTTGTGTTTTGCGGGATGGAAGGTGAACGGACAGCCGTTCTGGTCGCCGCTTGGTGCGTGGTTCACCATACCCAACATCGAGGAGATCATAGACGCGCTACAGATGGCGTACAAGATGCGAGGCAGCACAGCATTAGCGAAGGAAGCACGACACGGCGCGGAGCCGTACAACGTGAACCTGGTGACGGAGGAATACTGGAAGCCGGTGCTGGCGGACATTGCGGCGGAGTTAGGCGAGGTGGACGTGCTACAGCCCGTGGGGGCGGAGGGGGTGCTGTGAGGGCACATCCATTAGGATTCTGGGCAAGGGTGGACGTCGGAGCGCCGGGTGAAGATTAGACTGTACAATCCTCCAGTGTTTTACTACTCGAATGTTCACTACCGCATGAACCCGCCGCTGGGCTTGCCGATACTGGCAGCGGTGCTAGACGAAGCAGGGCACGATGTGAGGGTGATTGACCTTGAGGCGCAGATGGTGACTCCGACGCGGCTGGCTGAGGCGTATGCGGATGCATCGCGGGCAGGTATAAGCTGGCCCGATGCTGTGGGGCTCACCGTGACGGTTCACAATGAGCGAGGAGCGAGGGAGTCTGTGGCGGCATTACGGGGTGTTGGGTATGCGGGCCAGATTCTAGTCGGGGGGCCACAAGTGACAGTTAACCCCGGAGTGTGGCGCGGGTCTAGCGCCGTGGGCGTAGAGGGTGAGGCGGAAGGTAACATCGTAGAGATTGTAACCGAACAGGCATTTGACGGATGGTGGGAAGGTGAGGGATTGCCCATAGAATATGTACCCGCTCCGCTGTGGTCCAAGCACACGCCGCAACCGACACAATACGGCGGCAACGAGCCGAACATTGGGCGGCCAGAGGGTATCGCAATGTGGTCGAGGGGATGCCCGCACAACTGCATCTTCTGCGGGAATCCCGTCTTCGGCCACCAGAAGATACGCCGCGCACCGCCTGAGAATGTGCGGCGGGACATGCTACAGCTCAAAGAGTTGGGATGCAAGACGGCCTTCGTCTATGACGATGAGCTGGTGGGCGTGGGAGGGAAGCACCATGCATGGCTCAGGGGAGCATGTGAAGCGGTCGCCGATCTGGGCCTTACCTGGAAGTGTCAGGGTAGAGTTAGCTCCCGATGGGTCGATGCTGATACACTGGGATCAATGGCGGCCGCCGGTTGCAGAGCGATTATGTGGGGAGTGGAATCTTTCAGCGATGAGGTTCTGGGCGCTCTACGAAAAGGTACATCCGAGCGTGATATTTGGGACACCTTGCGAGTGGCAAGAGATGCCGGGATCGGGAACTGGCTTTTCCTCATGGTCGGAAACTACCAGGAGAGCGCCAAAGAATTGGCGTATACTGAGAAACAGATTACAAAGGCTGTGGCGGAGGGCCTGGTCCAGTGGCGACAGGTGACGGTATGCACGCCGATAGCGGGCACGGAGTTGTACAGCAAGGCGAAAGAGGACGGCTGGTTGGTTGAAGCGCCGCAGACTGGGCCACAGATGGCGCAGGATTACGCATCTACGCCGTGGCTGAGTCAGAGAGAGATCAAGCATTGGCGACAGAGGCTACTGAGCGCATGAAAGTATTGGTGACGGGGGCAAAGGGCTTTGTCGGATCGTTCTTGTGTCCAGGGCTGGAGGCGGCGGGGTATGAGGTTGTGCCGTATGACCTCAAGGATGGGCAGGATATATTCAACGGGGAGCAACTGAGTGAGGCGCTGGCTGGCTGTGACGCGGTGGTGCACATGGCGGCCATACCGCACTACAGCCCGACGATACCGCCGCAGGAATACATACGGCTGAATGTCTACGGCACAGAGGAGGTGCTGTGGGCGGCAGACTATGCAGGGATTCGCCAATTCGTCTACATCAGCTCTGGGGCATTGTACGGTTTTGGGACGGGGCGGATGGACGGCTGGACGGAGCCAACCATCTGTACAGACGAAAGACCCGAGAGCGCTGACTGGGACAGCATAGACATATACGGTGCGTCCAAGTTGCTGGCGGAGGACATAATAGACGACTTCACGCAACCATTTGAGACAGCTGTGGAGTGGCTAGAGACCAACATTCCCGTAGCTGAGGAATTGCTCATGAATTGCGTGAGCCTACGGCTGAATTGCATCGAACCGCACCATGAAGGCGCAAAAGATCAGGGACATCACTGGGGTTGGTGGTGCTCGCAGGAACTAATCACCAACACGGTCAACGCGGCGCTAGGCTATGATGGGCACGAGGGACAGTTCACCCGAGTAAACGTGGCAGAACCGAACGAAAACATGGGCCTGACTGACCTGTATGGGTTGCTGGGAGGCGTAGTGTGCGCCACTACCTGATTAACCCGACATGGCACTGTCAAAACCAATGCGAGTATTGCTGGGTAGAGCGTACCGTAAGACTGCGGCCAGAACTGTTCAGAGCAGAAGAGCGGCCAGTGAGAGACTGGATCAATGCTATCAAGCGTGATGATGTGGAGGTGGTAGACATTGCGGGCGGGGAGCCGCTTCTAATGCCCTGGATTCTTGCGCTGATGGAAGAGTGTCCAGACACGCGATTCGGCTTGTCTACCAACGGCCTAAGCCTCGCGGGGATTGAGGCGTTCGCCCACGCCAAGCCTAGCAATCTGGTAGCTATCAATGTGAGCTATCATCCAGGTTCCAAGAAGCCGCGGTATCGCTATGATTGGATGCGTGCGGTCATGGCCTTGCGCAATGCGGGCGGGCGACCACACGTCAACATTGTAGACTATCAGAGCAACGCCGCGGAGTCGGAGGACGTGATAGCGTGGCTCAAAACGGTGAACGTCAAGTACGAACTGTCGCCCTATGAGGACATGGACGTACTGACTGAGTGGCAGGAGCAGGGGTTGTGCTGCAAGGGCGGAGAGCAACATCTAACCATTGCCCCGGACGGTACGGCGTGGCCGTGTCTATCGTGGCTCAGATCGCCGCACTGGGAGGACTGCATACTGGGCAACTGGCTGGACGGTGAGATTGACGTGAGCGTGAAGCCGCAGCCCTGTCATCTGTTCTGCATAGACTATCACATACTCAAGGATAGCCATGAGGCGGGGGATATGTGGTTGGTAGAGGCAAGACCATGCGAGTCTTGATCGTACACTACAACGCATCGCAAGGCGGTGGGGCGGAGTCTGCCATACAGGACCAAACAAAGGCCCTCGAAGGACTGGGCCACGAAGTCAAGATCGAGCACCTACAGCCGGAGCGGGCCTATGTGCGCTGGAAGCCGGACATCATCCACTTTCACACGATCCACGTCGGCATGAGCTTGGAGATATTACAGTGGGCGCAGGGCAAGGGCATTCCGCATGTTCTGAGCCTTCACGACTACTGGCCGTTCTGCAGTGGGAGAATGCTCCTCGCGCACGAGGACCAGCCATGCGCGGCGGTGGCGGGGAAGTGCGACGGGGCTTGTGACGGCGCACCATCTGACTGGAAGGTGACGGAACTAGTGAACGACTCGCCCACGGTGACATTCAACCCGTACAGCGCACACATTATGGAGAAGCACGGCGTCAACGTGACGAAGGTGATACCGCACGGGATTGATACGGACTACTTCTCGCCGGGCGACACAGAGCCGGAAGTTATGGTGATGACAAGCTCCGCATGGCCCGAATACCCGACGAAAGGGATGCACGTACTGAAAGAGGCGCTGGTAAAGATCAAGCGTACGGCCATGATAGTGGCGCACCAGCCGCGGGAAGTCGTGCGGGACGAATTGCGGAAACATGCCGTCTTCGTCTTTCCGAGCTGCTACGAAGAGACGTTCGGGTTGTGTCTCACAGAGGCGATGGCGTGCGGGTGTGCGTGCGTTGCGTCCGACGTATGCGGGCCACGTTACCAGATCGAAGACGGCGATACGGGACTACTTGTTCCGCCTCGCAGTAGCACGGCGCTGGCAGGGGCAATCGAGGGGCTATTCGTCAACCACAAGCTGAGGCGCGAACTGGGGCAAAACGCCCGAGCGTGGGCGGAGTCATGCGCGACGCTAGAGCGGATGGGCAAGGATTACGAGGAGCTCTACGAGGGGGTGATCCGTGGCAATGACAGAGGCAGCTAGGTGTAGTCATTGCGAGGCTGGTCGCATGGGCGACGACATAATAGAGTTGAGCGACACCAGCTACGTGATGCTGTGCAAACAGTGCTGGGATGCGATAACGGGCAGAATACTCAGAGCGATATTCGCCAACTCTATCGAACTGAGGGTGAAAAGCGAACTGGGCAAGGTGACACATGGCAGTTAGAACGGGAATGGCGAATCTCATAGCACGGACACGGCGCATGGTGAATGACGCAGGTTCGGCCGTGTGGACTGACAATCAGAACATTCAGGACGTGCTAGATGAGCGCAAGGTGCGGATGTACCGCGAGCCGTTGGAATCTGAGCAGACGCTAACGGCCGGCACTGCCTACGAGTACAAGCGATACCACAGCCGATACCGCGACTTAGAAGAGGATACCAGCGGCACGGCCTATTTCCAGCTAGAAGACTCGACGGGCACCCAGCGCGGGACCGCTGACTACACGCCGGACTACATACGCGGATTCATCGAGATGGCGGCGGATCAGGAAGGCACCGCGTTGTACCTGAGCGGGTGGAGCTACGATCTGAGCGGCGCGGCGTCGGACTTGTGGCGAGAGCGTGCGGCGGCGATGGAACAGAAATTCGACGTATCTGTGGACGGCCACACGTTGCAGCGCTCGCAACGTATCAAGCACTGTTTTCAAATGTCAGAACACTACGCCAAGCAATCGAAGCCCATCACGGTACGGCCTTGGCGTGTCGGCGACTTTGGGATGGAATGATGGACAAGAAACACATCCATATCGCCCTTGCGGGGGGCACAGTTCATCACTTGGAAGCGATCGCGGCCGAGTACGGCTTGCTTGTCACAAGCGGCGGGCACAGACACGGTAAGCCGTCTCTTACTCAGTTGCTAGAGGACATAGCCTCTAGAGAGCTGGTCATTATCAAGGCTGAGGGGTAGACTAATGACCGGACTCCTGGACGCGATAGAACTGGAATGTGTGCGAAACGACCTTGAGGCTACGCTATCCGACACATGCACCATCGCATACGTCACGCGCACGGCTGACGGGATGGGCGGATGGACAGAGGCATACACGAACCGCGGCGCGTCTATAGCGTGTCGGCTCATGCCCCTCAACTTTGGACGGCGTCCTGGCATATCGGCAGAGCAACTGAAAGAGGGAAAGGTGTGGGTGCTGAGTTTGCACCATGACCAAGCTGTGGCGATTGATGACAAGGTGACGCACACGAGCGACGTCTACCGCGTGCAACAGATCAACGCCAACGAGTCGGAGATAATCGCCAAGCGGGTGCATCTGGTGAGGTGGGAGTAATGGCGGGAAAGGTTACCATGGTCGTTGATGATACGCGACT